GTCACCTCGTGCTTGTAGTCCAAAGACCAGTGCACGGTTAGGGTCAAGTCCTGCCATTAAGCCATATTGAATATCTACGGTGTAATCGCCTGCAATATCACGGCTTGGCTTGTATTTAATGTCGTAAGGTGTTCCGTTGTAGACACCACGAAGTTGTTTCTCTTGGTCTTTGAAGATTTTTTCATCAACTTTAAGAGCAAGTGCTAACAATTCTGTAAAGGCACGGGCAAACATTGCATGCGCAGTCTTGATTTGTGTATCAAAACCACCCATAAGTGCTTTAACACCCTGCCCTGTAATAATAGAAGCATCTGAATTACCAGTTCTTGCTTCTGGGAAGCGTGAGCCTAGACGGAGTTCGCCTTCAAGAACCTGTGACTGTGCGAACACATTATTAGGAAGTTCAAGTGGGACTCTGCGAATCTCATTAGGCTTGCTTGAACGCATAATTGCATCTGGTCCAAGGGCTAACTCCTGACTGTCGAGTGGCATAGCGATAGGCGCTTGCACTGATTTGGTTGCTGCTTCAAGTGAAAGCAACGCATAGCGTGCTTTAGCAACTTGAATAGCAAGAACATCATCAAACTGACCACGAGATTGGTCATCAATTGATGGTCGCATGACAACACGAATCATGCACTCACCCATTACATTGGGCGCTCTATCTAACACAAGATTATTTTTATTAGGCATAAAGATTAAATCTTGGTCTTTATCGTGGAAACGAACAATCTCAGACATGGTAGAAGTGTTGTTCTTATCGTAAATAAGATGCGCTACTTCTGGATACTTAGCCATTAGTTCTTCTGTTGGCTTGTTCATGCGCTGGAAGAACATGGTTACACGACCATAGCGGTCAATAACTGGGTAAGAACCTAGGGAATCAAAAAACTTAATGCGTGGCATATTGTCATCTATGTCAATTTCAACCTGTGCTGGAACAAATCCGTAGGTTACATAGCGGTCTGCGGCATTAAACATTTGTGACTGTAAATCAGAGAAGTTAACAATACCGTTAACGATTTCGCCACGCTTATCTGCCTTCTTGCGTGCAGTTTCTGATGCCATTGATGTAGATGTGCATGAGAACGATGGCAACGGAGCGATAACCTCTGATAAGTCACGGGCTGCAATGTCAACCATATTTGCAACAATAGGGTTCTCGAAAGGACCATCTGGGAAAAGGTCTGGGTAAACATCTCGCATCTTACCTTGTCGAACCATAAGAACTTGATTCATGCGTTGGTCACGGTCGTCATACATACGGCGATAACGGTCATAATAGTTCTTTACTTCTTCAACTGATAGTGCCATGTTCACCTCCTATCATTGTGTATATGCGTAATCATTTAAGTTAACGGTCATTTGTTGGTTTCTGTCATGTCTTGTTTGGAACATATTGAACGAATTATGTGTGCGAGCAAACATGCTTGCGTTAGCAACCCTGTCTCGCACTGCTAGTTCTGCAAACCAGAACGCCATAACACAGTCTGTCTTTTGACTACGAGGAGCCTCTGGATACCAAGTAACCAGTTGTTCTATTAAAGCCTTCAAACCTTCGGACTGGTGTGTAGATGGGAACTCAATAAGGTTTGTGCCATTTTCATATCCATGAAACAATGTAGTAAGAGATGCCACACCGAAGTCTGTATCCCATTTATTGTTTCCAGTATGGTGTTCTTTTAGTGTGGCACCTCTTGTTTGTAGGTATTCCCGCACCTCACGGTCCTGAGTCAACATCGCTTGAAATGCATTTTTTTCAACACGCCACTCAGAAACTGAATATTTATCTGTCCAGTCTTTAATCAAAGTTCTAATGTCATCAGGTTTCATACCCTGTTGGTTTGACACATCAAGCACATATCTCTTTTGGGTAGAAACATCAATGCCAATACACACAGCAGCGGTATACCCAGCCATGGCGGGGTCAAGCCCAGCAACCACAATGAGACCATCCATACCGTTATGTCGGTTGCCAGCCTTATTCTTCGGGATGATACCAATGTTACGAGCGCCGTTAATAACACCCTTGACTGCTTCTTGTGGGAAAGCACTATCTTCGTGAACTTGCTGCTGCTGATAGACCATAGCCCATAAGTTTGGCGACATACGGCTGCGCTTCTTAGTGAGCGCCTCACCTGTCCACTTGTCGTAGAGACCTTGAGAATCTGGTATACCATTACCAGACACTGGGGGCATATTGGTTTTAGCCCAAAGGGTAACCCAATCCTTCGGTTCATCGGCAAACTCCAATACCGCAGGTTGAGCGAAGTAAGTCCAAGGAGAAGTTTCATCTGGATAACGCATGGGGTCACGGAGTTCGGAATATAAATCCTTGGGGCGTAATCTTGTGCCCACTACCAGTAACTTACCGCCATCGTAATCAATACGAGACATAACTTCTGATTGAATCCAGTCAATCTGTTTTTCATATTCATGGGCGTTGGTATGGTCAACACAGTCATCCATGATGATTAGGTCGGCACGGGCACCGTAGATATGTCCACGAATACCAATAGCCTGAACCGTTGGGTCTTTTTCACCAGAGTCACGAGACTCGGATGATAGGTAAATTAAGTCCTGCTTCCACGAATCAGAGTTCTTTTCAAATCCGCCTGGAGGTCCAAAGGCGAGGTGTAAGTCCTGATAACGAGGATGGGTGAGTCTGTTCTTAATGGAGAGCAGGAACTTTTGTGCCATAGCCTGGGTCTTAGAAACAACCATGATGCGGATGTTAGGGTTCTGGCAAATCCGATATACAGCATAGTTGACCGTAATGGTCGTAGACTTTGCGTGTTCTGGGGGAGTGTTTACGATGAGTAGGTCTTTATCCCCTGGCTCATAAATAATAGATGGGTGGACATCGGTAGGTGTCCTAGATTCCAATAAATCAATCCAGTGGCGTTGGTGTGGAAATACTTGAACACCAAGGTATTTTTCCGAAAAAATTTCAAATGGGGGGACTTCTTCGGTCGGACCGCCTACTTCTCCACGGGCGGTCAGAGAGCGTAGTTTGTCTATGCCTGCAGCAAAGTCAGGGTCTGTCTTACGATAATACTCGTAAGTCTTGACACTTCTCCCAACGGCATCCATGGCTCGTTGGACTGAGTAGCCTTGCATTAAAAAATCTATAATCTGCTTCTTGATGGCATCCGACTTATGGGATGCAGCAGTAACTCTTTTTCTTTCCATAGGCGTAGTAGCAATGCGACCTTATGGAAGCATTGCAGTTTATCCTTTCCTAACCGTAGGCTGTAGCCCTAAGGCGGAAGCCGTAGGTTAGGGCAATTACTAGGGGGCAGCCTCTGGGCTGCCTGTGTGCTTTGCCGTAGGGCGACCATTGTTTTGCCCTACATATACTATTAGGTGTCCAAGGGACACTTATTGGACACTTATTTTGTAACTTTTTTATTTATTTTCTACTGACCGACAAAACCCCAGGTCAGAGCATAGTTGACCCCAGGGCTATCAAAGTTATGTGGGTAGATACACATACACACATACACACATACATTTAAAAACCTGGGGTCAAACATTTCATGCTGCAATGCTTTTGTTTAAACTGCTTGCTGATTCTGCACACGCTGCTCGCAAAACTAGGGCAGGCAAGCACTATCTGCTGGCTTGCTGCTGACTCGCTGCTCGTATCAATCTCGCCCCGACCTAGCAATCGCAGCGCTGCACAAGCATCTCACTATGCGAGACAATCGGCGGAGGCATAGATAGTTGAAATTTCAACAATCGCTAAAGTCAGTTGTTTAACGATACTTTAGAGCATCGCAACAATTCACAATCGCTAAAGTAGGCGTTTTATACTGGTTTTAGAGCATCGGCATGCAATCGCTCAACAATTCACGCATCGCCAAGGCTGACCAATCGGAGGCAATCCACCATCTACACCATCGGCAAAATGCTCTAAAGTCAGTATTTTATACTGGTTTTAGAGGTGCTTGACTTTCAAAAAATAATCTGCGCAGAATAGTGCCAGTGGGAAACGCCCACACCGTTTAAACCGACTGGAAAGGTTCGACATCATGAGAAATCGTGAACAATGGCTCGCAGCGTTCGCTAACCAAGCACGCCGACCAATCGCATCAACAATCACCAATGGAGGCGATGAGGAATCAGCAATTCGCCTATCTTGCGGATTTCCACCAAAAACTGGTCGCAAGGCTGCAACTGCAGCAATCGTGCCACCGACTGCATCTCAAGATTTCACTGCTGAGATATTCGTGGCTCCGACCGTTGACCAAGCCTCCGAGGTTGCCAAGGCAATCATCCCACTGCTCCGAGTCGCTCAGACTGGCAACTGGCGCTCAGCAGCGCCAAGCGTTGCTCAACCGTTGACCGACCTGCCTGCATGGGCTGAGTCAATCTTGGAATCTCTCGGCGAATATCCTCACGCCAAAATTGAAATCGCAGCAGCGACCAAGCAGACAACTCGCTTGATTAAGGTTGAGTGTTTAAACACTGGTCACCAATACATCGCACGAGTTAGCAATTCAACACTTGTGCAATTCGGTTCACCGCTATGTCCAGTCTGCCTAGTGCCAATGGAGCGTGCATAATGACTACTTTCGGACTTGAGTTCGAGGTCGCAGGTATCTCGACATCAGCAGCATCAGCAGCGCTCAATCGTGGAGGCATCGAGTGCATCGAGCCAAGCCGTCAACATCAGACTCACGAGGCTTGGTCGAGCGTTTATGACGGCTCAGTTCGTGGAGCCGAGGTTGTCTCTCCAATCCTCGACCCAATGCGTTTAAACGAGGCATCAACCGTTGCTCGCCTACTTCTCGGAGCAGGTGGCAAGGTTGACCGCACAACTGGATTCCATGTCCATATCGGCGCTCAAGGCTTGAGCCAAGATAACATCGCTCAGTGGTATCTAAATTGGAATCTGCTCCATGATGCAATCGGCGTGCTCGTTGCGCCAAGCCGTTTAAACAACGGTTACTGCAAATCGGTAGATGCACTGCGTGCTGCTGCCAATGCTGAGAGAATCCGCAACGGCAGAATCTCGGACATCCAAGGTGACCGCTACCAATAGATCGGA